CTTCTAGTACATTTGAAAGCGACAAGGGCTCTAACCGCTATTTGCGATTAGATCTCAACATTCGCAAAAACCTCGTGCACCCTGATAAATACAACCAGCACGAGTATAAAGAAACGATCAGGGGTAGCGTAGTGCATCAAAATTTTAATGTAAATGGTTCTATAAGCAGTAAAGCACTACGCGTTTCGTACAAGAACATGCACACATATCATGCTACTAAGTACGGTTCTAATAGACACCGAAACAAATTGAAAATTGAACAGTCTATAGAACAAACAGCGAAGGAAGCAAAGAGCGTAGCAAAATTTCAGAAAATGTTATATGATTTACAAGCTGAAGCAATAACACGGCCCGCCTTACACTTAGATGGTGCATGGTTACAGAAAAATGATAGTGTACACCAACAATTATCTAAATTAAAACAAAGCATCATCGATAAAAACGCCAAAAATCACACAGCGATCGTAGCAAAACAACAAAAAGAACTTACCCCTTACGAACGCGGCCAACTAGCTAACCTTCTGATTAAACCTTCTGCAAACCTTAAATTATTCAGCCAAATATACAAAACCAGACCCAATGCTATTGTTAAATATTTATCCGATCCTATGAGTCAGAAAACAAGTGGTCGTAATCCCAGAATAAATTTTTATAGAGCACTTAACTTATTGAATGAGAAAGATCAAAACAGAGTTAAAATACACACAGCCATAACATCCGTAGACTCTTATGTATATAATATAGGTATGCTTATTCGTGGAGTCATAAATCATTCCCGCTCTGATACACTCGAATACTCCGACAAACTACTTGAACATGGCAATATACATTACAATAACAAAACCAAAACCTTTTACCTCACACCAAAACATGATTCATTGACTCTCTTGCTTAATTCTTCTGACCCTGATCTTCAAAAATTCTTCTATGTATACGGTTCTGTACATCCTGTAGATTATAACTATTTCTTAGCTAACAATGAAGACAAAATAAACAATGCATTAATAAAAGATTTTATTCGCACCACTGGTGGCCAAACACACAAGCAGTATGAAAACATGGTTGCATGGTCCAAAAGACATAATTTAGCTGCTGATTACGAGAGGCTTTACGATCATGATCTTCCTGTCCTACATATGGTAGGATACACTGAAGATGACTTCTCAATTACTTACATAACACCACCATACGCTCGAAACAAAACAGTATCAGTAGGGGCTCTTGATCATCGTTACCTGAATGATCTAAATATTCTAAACACTCGTAGTAAGAGTCAGGGCTACACAATAACTGAAATAGATGGTATTCGGTGTTGTGAAGATATGATCTGTGATAATGTGTCGTATTTTAACCCACCCAGTAAAGATCATTGTTGCTTTGGTTACGTTTACTTCCTAGCTCTAGCCTTGCAAGGCAGAAACTTCACTCCAAGGGATATTGACATTTTAGCTTTTGTGGAAAATCCCACTGGTTGTATGCGTGATGCAGGTGAATTATTAAAACCACAACTCAAGGATTTCAAAGATATTTCTTTTACCGAGGCCACTAGAATGTGCAAAGCTAAGGGTATCGGTGTTTACCTGGACCGTGTGAGCTCACACTTCTTACAGTCCCAGTTATCCAATTTTAGTAGACCTACTGTAGTATTTGTTGATGTAACGGCCGAGCTTTGTCATGCAGTTCTAGTCAAACCTGCTCATTATCAAGAAGTTCATGATCTTAATGAGACACGTTTTGTTGATCGTCACAATATTGATTTTAAACCTGAAGCTTTCCAGTATCTCCTGAATAATCCTTTATCTTATTCTCTTCTCATGAACCTTTTCTATACAGCTTCTCCTGG